GATAACTTGCTCTTTGTCTCCAATACGAAGAAGAAAATGTAATGTTTCCTCCATTTATACAAGCTATATAATTTGATCCATTTGAATAACTACAAATAGCTTGCCAATTTCCCATTGAAAAATCCGTACTCCAAGATGCGCCATAATTCGTCGAATTATATACAGATCCTCCATAGGTTGTTAATCCAAGATATTGTCCTGTAGGATCACTACATATATTTGAAATATATTTACTCGTAGATGTTAATATTCCATTACTAATTTTAAATGTGAATGTGTACAAAGGGTTGATGGTAGCCGCTAGATCGATTCCATCATTATCTAAACATAGAGCATTCCAACTAGATACTGGACTATACGAATTTGTCCATGTAGATCCACTATTTGTAGATAACCAAATGGTCCCATTCTTTATAGAAGCCACAATAATAGATCCACTTGAATTACATTTTATTGCGGACCAATTGGCAGATGGTGCAGAAGTCTGTGACCAAGTAGACCCACTATTTGAAGAACTATATATATTTCCAACATTCATACATGAATATATATAAGTTCCATTTGTATTACAACAAATGGAAACGAAATTTGCAGTGGAACTATAACTTTGTGTCCAAGTGGTTATATTCGTTGTGGAATTATAAATACCCATGCCATTACTACATGCAAAGAATGTAGTTCCTATATTATTACAACAAATAGATGTCCATTTTATAGTTGGGGCATTGGTATTTATCCAAGAATTTCCTGAATTAGTAGAAATATAAATACCCGAACTATCTATACACCCTGCAAAATTAATACCTGATACATCGGTGCAAATAGAAGTCCAATTTGCAGTTGGGGCATTTGTTGTCATTGACCAATAACCATACGAATAAGTCCAAATATTTACTTGGTCAGCTCCACGTGAAGTCAACAAACCATCAGGACATACTGCAAGTTTTATTCCATCTGATGATGAAACTATTTTTTTCCACGATATAATAGGTGTTGTTTGTTGTGTCCACGATACTCCTGAATCTGTAGACAAATAAATTTGTCCACTTATAGGAGGATATGGTGCTGTAGGACCGTAAATAGAAGTACATGCTGCTGCAAGTTTTGTTCCATCTGATGATGAAGTTATAGTCTTCCAATTTTGATTACTATCTCTTGCTGTCCACGATACTCCTGAATCTGTAGAAGTATAAATTTGTCCATCTTTAACAACTGATGCAAGTTTGGTTCCATCTGATGATGCAGTTATACTAATCCAATTTCGATTACTATCTCTTGCTGTCCACGATACTCCTGAATCTGTAGAAGTATAAATTTGTCCATCTCTAACAACTGTTGCAAGTTTGGTTCCATCTGATGATGCAGTTATACTAATCCAATTTCGACTACTATCTCTTGCTGTCCACGATACTCCTGAATCTGTAGAAGTATAAATTTGTCCACCAAAAACACCTGCTGCAAGTTTGGTTCCATCTGATGACATAGCTATATCTGTCCAATTTCGAGAACCTGATGATGTTTGTTGTGTCCACGATAGTCCGGAATTAGTAGATGTGTAAATATATGAGAGTAAAGAATAAGATGCAAGTTTTGTTCCATCTGATGATGAAGTTATATGATCTAAGGTAAAACCAGGGAGTGATATTGATGTCCATGAACTTCCAGAATTTGTAGAAGTATAAATTGTCGAAGTCCGATTAGTTGCTACAAGTTTTGTTCCATCTGATGATGAAGCTATACTGTACCAATACAGGGCGGGTGATGATGTTGCTTTCCAAGGACTAGAAGGAATAAAAACATTATTAATATTAATACTGTTACCATAAATACTAGCTACAAGTTTATTTTCATTAGAATAACTAGTTATTGAACTCCAATTCCTAGGGTTCGGAAATATAGAATTAATCGTCCAACTTACTCCATAATTCGACGAATTGTAAACTCCTCCTCCATAAATACATAAACCGAGATATTGACCTGTAGGATCACTACATATAGAATAAGAGGTTCCTGTTGTAGGTAGACCATTCGATGGTATTATATTATTAGATATAGAACCCATACTTATATCTATGAAAGCAGAAATAGATTGTAAAGTGGCTGTTCCTGTATTACTATAACCGATCAAATAATTATAATAATTTGTATTAGATAACAAATTGTTCATATTAATACTTCCATTTACGGATGAATTAATTGTATTGGTTATTATATTTGATATTCCTGCATTATAAGTATTCGATAAACTATATAATCCATAATTACTAATTCCACTAGTAACACTATATCCTATATTCGATATACTATTTATGGTAGGCGCTAATGGTATACTTGTTGTATTTGATAAAATACTAGATACACTATTATATGTAGAAACTGCATTATTATATGCAGTTTGTGCACTAGCCACATTGGCTACTAAGGTTGCATAACTAGTCGTATTCGATGAAAAGGGGGTAATATAAAAATAATCATTATATCCACCTACTGCGGCATATTTTCCATCACGCGAAATTGTTATTTGACTTATAGAATTCATATATGGACAATTGGTTTGCGACCAACTTATTCCATAATTTGAAGATGAATAAATATATCCCAATCCATTTTGTGCTCCTAATAAATTTTGTCCACTTGAATCCATACGAACATGTGACCATCCTAATGCACCACTACTTGTAATCGCTGACCATGTTTGGCCATAATCATTTGTTTTATATATATAATCTGTATTATTCACTGCATATCCAATACCAATATCTTCGATTGTACATTTTCCCCAATTTGCATAAGGTGTATTGGATACGGACCAACTCTGTCCATAATTATTTGAATAATATATTTGTCCAGTAGATGATATCGAAAATGGCTGACCTGAATGATATGCTGCTAAGCAATATTGTCCTGAAGAGGACATAGCAACTTGTGCAAATCCATCCGTTATATTTGATAGAGTATATGTACTTCCATAATTACTTGAATATTGTATTCCTTCTCCATTGGTTCCTGCAATTGAATATTGACAGGTACTCGATGCTGCAATTGTTTGCCACCTTCCGTAGTTTGATGTTTGAATCCATGTATTACCAAAATTATTAGTAGTATAGATATAATAAGGACCTGGCTTACAGACAATTCCATATTGTCCATTTGCCGAAATAGCAATTTCTCTATTACCTGATCCAACAGAAATAGATGTAAAAGTAGATCCATAATTAGGAGAAATATAAATAGGCATTTGATAAGTACATGCAAATATATATCCATTGTTTGCAATTCCAATTCCTATCCATGTTTGTGGAATATTATTAATAGAATTTGGTGCAAACCAACTGTTATATCCAGCAGAAACATAATTGGTTAATGCGGTTTGAGCAGCCGATAATGCATCCGATGTATTTGTTATATTTTGTTGTAAAGTACTAAGTTGTGCTAATGCATTGGCAGGAATAATAAAAAGCACTGCGCCATCTCCACCGGATCCGCCATAAGTTTTATTATTAATATTTGCATTACTTGATCCACCCCCACCACCAGATCCCCAAAAGATCCCCGTTCCGCCATTTGCACTAAGATCTAGAATATTTAAACTAGGATCGGCTGCATTTATACAAGTCCCTACAAGACCTCCATATCCATATCCAGCAGCACCTCCATTATAATTAAGAGGGACCTTTGGAACCCCACTTACATATTGTGAATCCGAATATCTGGCGGATCCTCCTCCGCCGCCACCACCAGCATAAATGGTAGTACCATCGGGTAATGAATATGAAATAAGTGTGCTTGATGTACCAGATAATGGAATAGTATTAGATCCTAATGAACCATTATATCCTTTACCACCTTGACCACCTGTGCCACCTTGACCTCCTGTAAAAGAATAATTACATTGAACGATTCCTGCAATTCCTCCACTTACATTTAAATATGCATTTCCACCACTACCTCCTGTACATGTTAAAATAGTAGCAGATCCATTTATAATCGTTGTATTTCCACCGATAGACCCATTGATTGCTGTTGTATTGATCGATCCACCATATCCACCGGTTCCTCCAGATCCTACTGTAATTGAATATGTACCTAATAAACTAGTGGATAAAAGTCCAACTCCGCCACCCCCTCCACCCGCACCACTTATAAATGTTCCTGGTGCTAATGAACCACTTGCAGTAAAATATCCACCTCCACCTCCACCTCCACCTCCACCAATACCTAGAATACTCGCTCCACTAATGATAGTATTATTGAAAAAACTGAGTGTACTAGTTCCAGGATAACAATAAACAAGGTAGTACTGAGAACCATTTGCTAAATTAATAGAATATTGTTTTGCCTTACCGCTTATAGTAAATAGAGTGGATAGATTAGGAGTTATACTCGATGTGAATGAAACTTGTACAGTACCTGGAGCACCATTTCCTCCTATTGTATTTCCTGCAATTGTATAGATTTGTGAACCAACACCTCCACCACCCGCTCCTGGACAGAGACCCGAAACGGCTCCTGTAACCTGTATTGCATTTGATGAAGGCATTTGATTTATATAATAATTTCCCGATGCAGTAAAAATAGGAAAAGTGCCTGTAGTGGAAAATCCATAGGTTCCACTGCTACCTACCTTATAGGTTCCAAATCCACCCCCACCCGAATATCCTGCGCCTCCCGATCCATCGACTGCGCCACCACCACCTCCAGAAAAAAGTAAGGAATTATATAAAGTTAAACTATTTTTAAATGTAGTTGCCGATCCTAAAACGAAATTATTCAAATAATTTTGGTAACTTAGAGAACCTTGCGTCCCGAATCCTCCAATCACGGAAGACCCATTATTATTTGATCCACCCGTTCCTCCATATCCCAATATACTAGATGTTAAAAAAGATGCGTAGGTAGATGATCCACCAGCCCCGCCCCCGCTATTTGTATTTGATTTTACGCCTCCTATGCCACCAGTGCTTGTTATAAGAGCCGTTCCAGACATATCTACAAAATAGGAAGTTCCACCTGATAATCCGTTACCACCTGAAACTCCATTCCCCCCTAATCCCACATTAATATAATACATATTATTTATGACAAGTCCCGAAAATGGGTTACCTGTTACCGAAGTAGATATACTAATAGCCCCTCCACCGCCACCTCCGGCACCGCAATTTCCTGTTATAGTTGTATCACATCCACCTCCTGCGCCACCTCCTCCAACAACAATCATATTCACATTCGCAAGATTTGTATTAAATTGAATTCCACCAATCGTATTAAAGGTAATATAATATTTATTTGCGGTATAGTCGTAAAGATAGGAATAATCCCCTATTGCGGTAAAGGGTAAAGTACCGGTTATTGTTAAAGGATTAAATAGTTGCCCCAAATCATATGTATTTCCTTGAATCGTACTTTTAATATTACTTATTATTCCTGAAGTTGAAGATCCTAATGGATTCGATGCTACAAAAATCTGATTTAAATCATTTTGAGCAACATTAATGAGTGTTGCAGTTGTTACATTTCCTGGTTGTATAGTCGCAAATGCTGAAAAATCGTATATAATATCTGTGGCCGCATTATTTGATGTCACAAAGATATTAGTACTTGTAGGTATTGCTGACATATATATCTATATTGTTATTTTTTATAGCATAATCAAACAAATCCTTTACCCTTATTTTATTTTCTATTTTTATAATATAATGAGTACTAGTCCATCTGTTCCGGTTGTATTAACTTTATATAATGCACCACCGCGCTATATTAATAGCTTTACTTATACGGTTCGTAGTTTTGAATTATCGGTTCAAATTACCTTTAGTGTATTCTTATATGATCAAAACGGACAATATCTAGATAATAAAGATATAATATTGACTGGCGATGACTATACTGCATGGGGAAGTGATGATAGTTATATCAAAATTTTTTTAGCAAATTCACTTGGTTTGACTTTAGCTTAGATATAAAAAATCGATGAAAAAATAAAAAATCGAACAACTTCTTTGTGAAAAATATCTAAATATATTTTTCTAGAAATAACTATCTATGGCAACTACTACTAAAAAATCAATAGGAAAACATTATAAACTTATTGATTTTTATACATATGATAAATCCGAATCAGATGATTCGGATGATAATTCTAGTTCAGGGTCCGATACATATAAAAAAACCCAAGAAAAACAATTCCTTATACAGATGTTTGGTCTATCAGAACAGGGTGAAACGGTTTCCATTACTATAACCGATTTCTGCCCCTTTTTCTATATTAAAGTAGGTGATCAATGGGAGCAAGGTGAAGCAAATGCTTTATTAGATCATATCAAATCAAAAGTCCGCTATTTATCTAAAGATATTCTATCGATCGAATTGATCGATCAATATAAACTTTATGGATTCACTGGTGGGAAAAAATCGCGATTCGTGAAAATCTCTTTCCGTACTTATCAAGCTTTCCAAAAAGTCAAGGGTCTGTGGTACCGATATGACGAACAAACCAATCAGCGTGTATCACAACCTTTCAAATTCGAACAACTCAATCTAATCCTGTATGAAAGTACGATTCCACCTATTCTCCGCTATTTCCATATTAAAAATATGAGTCCTTCTGGTTGGATCCTATTAAATACATCAAAATGTAAACCGATTCCAGATTCGCTTAAATATACGACCTGTAAATATGAATACTGCTGTTCGTCAAAATATATTACAGCGGCTACTGAAAAAGAGAGTCGGGTCCCTTATAAAATCTGTAGTTTTGATATTGAGGCATCGTCTTCGCATGGCGATTTCCCGATTCCGATTAAATCCTATAAGCGTTTAGCAACCAATATTCTCGATTGTTTTCAAATCCAGAGTCGAACTATATCAGATCCTCTAAGACAAAAATTGCTAGTAAAAAAGATGATCCTAGCTGCATTTGATTATGGGACTTTCGATGGAATTGATCGTGTTTATCCTATCGAAAATACGGTTCCAAAAGAGAGGATCGAAAGTCTTACCAATGATCTACTTGCAAAAACCATTTCGATTACAGATGATATGATGAATGATGCATCTACGATAGAATCCCTTTTTGAAAAAATGAAAGAATCTGTGATTGAACCTATTCAATTAGACGACTCTGATGGAGAAGAAGATGATGAAGAATTTGTAGTGAAAAAACCAATATATACAAAAAAGACTGTAAAAACCATTGAACTATCGATCCTTGATATTTTCCAACATAATGACTATACTCGTGAACAGAAAATTACGATCCTGAATAATCTGTTCTATAAGACAGATGTCGGTGGCCCTTTCCCTAAGCTCGAAGGTGATAAAGTCACCTTTATCGGTTCGACTTTTATGAGATATGGTGAACAAGAACCCTATTTAAATCATTGTTTAGTATTGAATACATGCGATCCGGTAGAAAATGCGGAAATTCAGACGGTGACCGAAGAAAGAGATTTGTTATTGGAATGGAGTAAATTAATACAACGAGAAAACCCCGATATTATTATCGGGTATAATATTTTCGGATTCGATTATGAGTTTATGTTTCGACGAGCAGAAGAAAATGGATGTCAACATGCATTCTTGGAACTTTCTCGATTAAAAGAACAAGAGCTTAAAGATATTCCTAGTCTAGAAAATACGAAAATCCAGATTGCTAGTGGAGAATATGATCTGAGATACCCGAAAATGACGGGTCGCTTGCAAATTGATATGTATTCCTATTTCAGACGAGATTATAATTTATCGTCGTATAAGTTAGATGATGTAGCGGGTCAGTTTATTAGCGATAAGATTCATAAAGTCGAAATCGATGAACTCCAGAGTAATACAAGACTCTATAGTAAAAATCTAGCGGGTCTTCATAAAGGAGATTATATTCATATTCAAATATCGAATTTCAGTTCGGATTTCTATAAGGGTGGCGAGAAATTATATGTGGTCGATATCCTATTGGACCAAACCGTAATAGAGACGATTAAAGGAACGGAAGTCGAATCGAAATATAATATTATTGTGATCCGCGGTATCCATGATCTTATGGGAGTTTCCGGGTCTCTTGATTGGACGATGGCGAAAGACGATGTTACACCACAAGATATTTTCCGATTAGCAAATGGGTCTTCGGCGGACCGTTCGATTGTCGCGAAATACTGTATTCAGGATTGTAACCTAGTCCATCATTTGATGAATAAAATCGATGTTCTTACTGGATATATCGAAATGTCGAGTATTTGTTCTGTACCGATTTCGTATCTAGTATTTCGAGGTCAGGGAATTAAATTGACGAGTTATGTAGCGAAAAAATGCCGGGAAAAAGGGACATTGATGCCGGATCTAGAGAAGAAAGCGGGTGGGGATGGGTATGAAGGTGCAATCGTTCTACCTCCGAAATGTTCGATGTATATCGATAATCCAGTCGCTTGTGTGGATTATTCGTCGCTTTATCCGAGTTCGATGATTTCGCAGAATTATTCGCACGATAGTAAAGTCTGGTCAAAAGAATATGATCTACAGGGCAATTTAATTAGGGAAATGGGGGAACGATTCTTATCTGGTCCTAGAAAAGGCGAATATAAATACGATAATTTGCCTGGATATCAATATATCAATATTGAATTTGATACTTTCAAATATCTACGAGTAAAGGGTCCGAAGAGTAAAGAAGTCAAGACCAAAGTAGGGAAAAAGATTTGCCGATGGGCACAGCTACCGAATAATGAGAAATCAATTATGCCGGCGATCTTAACAGAATTATTGAATGCCCGATCGAACACCCGGAAAAAAGAGAAACAGGAAAAAGATCCCTTTATGAAAAATATACTAGATAAGCGTCAGCTCGGTTATAAGGTCACTGCGAATTCTCTTTATGGCCAATGTGGAGCTCGAACTTCGACTTTCTTTGAACAGGATGTTGCTGCATCGACTACTGCGACTGGGCGTATGATGATTATCTATGCAAAACGGATTATTGAAGAAGTTTATGGGGATCGAATCTATGAGACCAAATATGGTAATGTAAAATGTAGAGCAGAGTATGTATATGGTGACACTGATAGTGTATTCTTCACATTCAACCTCGAAAATCCTGAGACCAAAGAGAAAATCCGCGGTAAACCTGCATTAGAAATGACAATCGAAATCGCACAAGATGCAGCGGAATTATGTACAAGCTACTTGAAACCACCGATGGCATTAGCCTATGAGAAAACCTTAATGCCCTTTATCCTACTTTCCAAAAAGAGATATGTAGGTATGCTTTATGAAGAAGACCCGAATAAAGGAAAATTGAAATATATGGGATTAGTCCTGAAACGCCGTGATAATTGCGACTTGGTGAAAGATATCTATGGGGGTGTCCTACAGAAATTGATGAATAATACATCGATCCAACCGGCAATCGATTTCCTTTATGACTCTTTGAATGATCTCATTAGTGGAAAAGTATCGATGGATAAGCTCACGATTACGAAATCGCTCCGGAGTGATTATAAGAATCCGCAACAAATTGCCCATCGTGTCTTAGCCGACCGTATTGCCCAACGGGATCCGGGAAATAAACCGAAACCGGGTGATCGTATGCCCTATGTATTTATTGTCAATCCTAAGGCAAGTTTACAGGGTGAGAAGATTGAGACTCCGCAATTTGTCCTGGAGAATAGTCTGAAAATCGACTATACTTATTATATTACGAATCAATTGATGAAACCGTTGCAGCAACTCTTTGGACTAGCGATCGAACAGATCTGGCAATTGCAAAATAAGAGTTCGGCGATCAAAACTTTTCATAAGGATATGGGGATTTTAGAGAAGGAATGCCATAATGATCTAGAGATCTTTATGAAAAAAAAGGAGAAGTATACGACGGCGAAAATCAAGACACTTCTTTTTGACAAATTCCTGTTGAAAATCTATCAGGATCAGAATGGGATTCGGACGATTGCAGATTGTTTTGGACCTAAGAGATAGAATGGAAAATTCTAAATAAAAATATGTAAATAATGTTTTTTTATACCTATAAACGGAAATTCCCTGAAAGATCGATCGATAAAGGAATATCAAATGTATATAAAAGCTGGCGGTCATTCTCTTCCAGTTCTAACGGTATTCTTTGTGACAAAAGGGTCTGTAAGGTCGATTGTAAACTTCTTACTAAGGGTGAAACAGTCGGTTCTTGGTTCATATTGGGAATTGTAGCAGGAGGTTCATCTTCGGATTCTTCGATAATAGGACTACGATATTCGCGAATATCATAACGACAAACTGGACATCGTACATTTCTATGAAACCAATCATAAATTGCATCTTTTTTGAAACAATGTGAACAATATTTAATACGACAAATTTCTTCGTCTTCTACAAACGGTTCTAATGTAATAGAACATTGAGAATGTGGTACAGAATTGTCATAAAGAATTAGTTCGGTTGCATTTTCGATCTCATGATCCGTAGGTCTAACGATAACATCCTCTAAAGCTTGGTCGCGATGTAATAAATAATATCGTACCCAATTATTAATAATATTTTCAGTGTTTCTTTGATTCGTGGTAGTTCTTCTCATAGGAGGAACTCTTGGCTGAGGAATTCTTGGTCCTTGTCTCTCTAATAAATCAATCATATGTTGAATATTTTGATGATATCGGCGTTGGTTCTCTTGATACTCTTGTAAAATATGAAATATATTGCGTTCCATTAGTCTTATAACTAAATATACATAAAGATAATATTTTATATAGATTTATCTATCTATATAAATGCAACAAGAATTAGGACTTTGTGGTCTTACAAATCTAGGAAATACTTGTTTTCTAAATTCATGTCTTCAGGTTCTCCAACATACCGACGAACTTTCTAAAATAATCGAAAATAAAATAAAACAAGGAGTAAATTCAAGTGACGATAGTAATCTTATGAAGGAATGGTATGATTTATATAAGTTGATGTGGTCAGCAAATGGAATCGTAACTCCTAATAAATTTGTACATAATGTCCAACAGACTGCATTTAAGAAGGGGAAGGATATTTTTACAGGGTGGGCACAAAATGATTTATCGGAATTTCTACTCTTCTTAATCGATTGTTTTCATACGAGTCTTTCACGTAAGGTATCCTTTCAGATAAAGGGAAATTCAGAGAATGATACCGATGAAATTGCTTTACAAACCTATCGATTTTTACAATCCGTTTATGAGAAGGAATATTCGGAAATTCTGGATCTTTTCTATGGTGTTTATTTAACAACGATTTATCCGAATTCTTCTGATTCGAAGAGTTCGATGAAAGACGCGGCATCGATGAAACCCCTATCGATGAAAGACGCGGCATCGATGAAACCCCTATCGATGAAAGACGCGGCATCAATGAAACCCCTATCGATTAAACCCGAACATTTTTTCATTCTCGATTTACAGATATTTCATATGCAAGAACCCTGTCAAACCCTATACCAATGTTTCAATCTATTTGTCACAAAGGAAGAAATGACAGGAGAAAATGCATGGTATAATGAAAAAACAGGTCGAAAACAAGATATCTTTAAGACAATGACCTTCTGGAGTCTACCTAAAATTTTAGTCATAATTTTAAAAAGGTTTTCACCAGATGGTTCTCGAAAACTCCAGAATCTAATTGATTTTCCATTAACCGGACTAGATTTATCAAAATATGTTCGAGGGTATAATTCGGCATCTTATCAATACGATTTATTTGGTGTATGTAATCATATGGGTGGTGTAAATGGTGGACATTATACATCCTTTGTGAAAAACAAGAAGGGTCAATGGATACATTATAATGATACGAATGTAGAACGAATCGATAGTAGTCAAATAGTAAGTCCTAAAGCCTATTGTTTATTTTATCGGAAAAAATAACTGATAGTTATATATAATGTCAGATAATAATACAAATGCAACATCTACTGAAATAATCAATACTTTATTTACAAAATCAAATATTATCTTATTGGTATGGTTTTTAGCGATTTATTTAGTGGTTTATGTTCTCTTAAATATGTTTTATAATAAGGGTACGGGGGTTGAAAACTATGCGAGTCGTATGTCAAAAATAATAGATATTCTGGTTTTCATCTTTTTATTCTGCTATATTTTGATTGAATCACAAAATATGTCGAAAGCCGATCAAGAAACCGCATTTTCGAACTTTCTACAGAAAATCAAAACTTATATTGAAGATTCATATTCCTTATTTGCATTGATATTTTTTATAGGGTGTCTTTATTTAACCGTTTATTTCTTAGGAATTCCAATGGATTCAGTGAATAAACCGTATACGATTAGTATGATAGAGAATGTTTCTTTTATTTTATTAGCGATTATTTTGATTAACGATGGGTTCAAATATATCTTTGGAATCGATTTAATCGATTATTTATTTTCAGATTCAGCGATTGATTGGTTTAAACATAAGGATGCTTCAGGAAATGATGTGAAAAAAGATGCTTCAGGAAATACTGTGAAAAAAGATGCTTCAGGAAATGATACACAAAAAAAACAAGAAGAGAAACATGATGGGAAAAAACCCGATGAAGTATTTAATATTCGTAATAATCTTTATACTTATGATGAAGCCGCAGCGGTTTGTTCCATTTATAATGCGAAATTAGCGACATACGATCAAGTTGAAGATGCCTATAATGCTGGTGGAGAATGGTGTAATTATGGATGGTCTGAGGGACAGATGGCACTTTTCCCTACACAAAAAGGGACATGGAATAAATTACAGGGTTCTGAAAAGACAAAGCATGCCTGTGGTCGTCCTGGAATTAATGGTGGATATATGTCTAATGCAAATCTCCGTTTCGGAGCTAATTGTTATGGTCAGAAACCAGATCCAAAAGCAGTAGATCAGAATTTGATGGCTGCAAATGGCGATATTAAAATCCCAGAATCAGATGCGGATAAAGAAATGAATATTAAATTGAAGATTTGGGAACAAGAACCCGATAAATTTTTATTGGTAAATTCGTTTAATAAGAAGGAGTGGTCGGAGTATTGAACTCTTTTCTCAAGTAAAAAGGTAATCTCTTTATGACAAATTAATAAAATATCGTCTTTTTATTTTCAAATACGATCAAAATTAATAAAATATGATTATATTTTATGAAGTATACTAAAAAGAAAAATAATAAAAATCCTAAAAATAAAACAAAAAAACAATTTTTATTCCATCCAGAAAATCCTGAAACATCATTTGATGTATATATTGATAAAAATCCAAGAGATACAATACATATAAAATATACAACAGTACAAGATGTAAAAAATACGATTGATACATTAGAAAAACTATACAAAAATAAAAAATATACACATAAGCGTATATGGCAAGTAGGTATGATTATGAAGGTTCGGTTAAAAGTATTGAAAAATAAAAAACCTAAAGAATATGCTTTGGCAAATAAATATTTTACTTTTTTAGGAAAAAGGACAAAACTAGAAGAAAAGGATAGATACAAATTTTCTTTTATGTAAGAAAAAGAAAGTACAATAAAATATTACGGTTTATCATAAAGGTTTATGATTTACGATTCTTTTTCGTTTTATTCGATCCCTTCTCCATTTGACCAGCCTTTTCCATTTTACCATTCATCGAATTGAAAAACTGTTCGAACATTCCTTCAGGAACAGGCTGTAAGAGCCCATCGTCAATATTTAAAAATCGATTATGTAGATCTGTCGATCGATTCTCTAAGATAAGTCCTATAGGAACTACTAAGTCTTTGAATCGTTGTGAAATGGGATCCGAATGTCCCTCTTTTATAAGGGTTTTCGAGAGACATAAGCCACCTCGACATTCGACTTCTTGATCGATCTCGGAATTTTCGAATTGATAGTTACTATAAAATGAATTCATTTATATACTATCTATAGATGGGATTTTTTACGGATTTTCCTTATAGGTTCTCCTTATATCTGTATAGGTCGAGATCTCGCGATTCTCTCGTAAAAATGCAATGATCTGGTTAACTTGATCCTTGTTCTTGATAATCTTTCCTAAATTTTCCTCTAGGAAATGATAGGAAAGGGATTGGTAGTCCTTTTTTTCATAAAATCGGAGTTCTCCATCCGAGATTTCGATTTTCTTATTTTCCATTTTATTCTCTTTGACATATTCTATGATTTCGTCTAAAAGGGATTCTTTCGTTTCCTTTGCTTTTTTTACCTTGTCATGGATCATTTTTAATTGACTATCTAGGAGAACCCATTTCTTTATATTTTCTATAAATTGGGTCTTTTTATCGATGGGATATACTACTAGATCGTGGTTATTCATTCTTTTATATAAGAAAAGAATGAATATATCTTATTCGAATTTATATTTTTACATGGATAATTAGTTCATTTTAGTATTATTACCACCAACAAGTTCTTCTTCGGGTTCACCCCCACGAACCTTTCTACTAAAATTACGGCGAGAAGATTTACGGGAACCACGGTATCTCATAGTAGAAGGAGCTCCTCTTCGCTTATACATATGATTTGCAACAAGGAGAACAGCAGGGACAGCTAAATCGGTAATATTTCCACCCTTCTTTCTTCTTTTACCGCCTTTAATATTTACAGGTTGTGCAGGTGCACCAGAATTCATAGCAATGACATTATTTTCAATACCATTCACAGAAGGGGCAGCGTGTTGCTGACCCATTCCACCATATGTAGCAATTGCATAATCGGCACCGCCAGCACCACCCTTTAATCTACGACGACGATTTTTCATAGAGCTTTTATTGGCCATATTTATATATTACTACCTAGATAATTTTTTTGTATAATTCAGGTAGAAGTTCTCCAATGATTTCATTATACATCCCCGATAATAATTCGGGGTTTAACGAAGGATGAACGATGGGTTCCATTCGTTCTCTATTCTGTAATAATCGAACTAATAAGAAAAACATGCCTAAAAGAATAAAAAGAAAAAATATATTATAAATCGCAATCATCCATATATAAATATAAAGTTCATTATAGATCAAATTGAAAATGGGTGTCATCATTTCTCTCATATCTTTTTTTATATCTTCATTTTTTAAAAAATCAATACAGGTATCTCGTATGATATTCATAACGACTGATTGGACTATAATATATTATCTATCGATAATACTTTCTTTATGACAAACGCGAATTCGTAAAGAAGTCATTTTATGAAGTATTTAGCTATAATATATGACGGATCATATTCATGAAGCGAATGAGAATTTCGATTTTAATCAAGTAATTGCCAAAAAACCGATTTCGCAATTAGGTGGTAGTTTTCTTATTAAATTCACAAAGAATGATATTCCGCTCTATATTCAAACACCTAAATGTTCTATCAAGCAGAGAAGTGAAGTAAAACCTGGAAAAAAACAGACATATTGCGACCTAGTATTCTTACAGGAAAATGAAGGATTTATTCAATGGATGGAGAACCTCGAACAATATAGTCAACAAACTATCTTTAAGAATAAAGCACAATGGTTTGAAACGGAATTAGAATTAGAAGATATTGAGAACTCTTTTACATCTCCTATGAAAAGTTATAAATCGGGGAAATCATATATTGTTCGAACCAATATTCCCAATATTTTAGGAAAAAGTACACTGAAAATCTATGATGAAGATGAAAATGCGATCGATTTAGAAAATATTTCAGAGACTATGCAAGTCATCACTATTTTAGAAGTACAGGGTATTCGTTGTTCTGCTCGTAGTTTCCAGATCGAACTAGAGATGAAACAAATGATGGTATTAAAACCAATGAATCTTTTCGATAAATGTATTTTAAAATCGCGCACATTACCTATAGTAACCCCCACAACGATAGAGTTTGTAAGTGAGGAAAAAATATCGGTAGATCCAAACAATGATATACATCTATCCAATGATATAAATCCAACCAATGATATACATCTATCCAATGATGATACTTCTCTTGAATTTACTATAAATACTAATTCTTCTTCTGATTTAGAATCTTCTTTAGGAAAAAATTCTGAAAATAGTATTGAACCCGGTGAAACAGTATCAGATACTACAATGAATGATACCTCAATAGAAGAAACGGATCCTATTCGTGAAGAACAAGAAAATCCGAATATTTTAAAAGAGGTTGAATTTGATTTAGAAAAAATAGGCGAAGAAGAGAAGGTAACTTTAAGACAAAGAAATGATGTTTATTATGAAATGTATAAAGAGGCTAGACGAAAGGCAAAAATTGCCCGTGATTTAGCACTTTCGTCTTATTTAGAAGCAAAGCGAATCAAAAATACATATATGTTAGACGATATTATTGATAGTGATGAATCTGATGAAGAGGATGAAGATTCCGATGATGAAGAAACCGAGAACTAATACTCTTCTTTTAGCAAAAAAGGATAAAAAGAATTATAATTTAAATATTGAAAATAATTTTATCACCCGTTTATATAAACACGAATATGTTTAAAGAACTAAGCCGTGGCCTCTCTACATTTTTTTCAACCCAAAGAGTTATCATCCTTGTTATTTTCTTTGTATTGATCTGGGGACTTTGGAGTTATTCAGGTGCCAAGTCTTTAGTGGTTGATTCCATGGATGATGGTTCTACCGGAGATGCTAATGTTAAATATCACACTGAACCTATGGATTCTCATTCTCCTGATGCTCCTGATGGTGGATATGCTATGCAACAGACTATCCAACCTAGTGAACTCCTTCCTTCCGATGCGAATAGCCAATGGGCTGCTTTGAACCCTGTTAACCAAGGTAATATTGCTATGCCTGATTTGTTACAGGCCGGTTACCATATTGGATTAGATACTATTGGACAGACTCTTCGTAATCCTAATTACCAGTTGCGATCAGATCCGGTTATCCCTAAACAGGAGATTGGTCCTTGGAATCAGAGTACTATTGAGCCTGATTTAGGCCGTGTCCCTTTGGAAGTCGGTGTTGGTGGTAAATAAATATATACCCTTTACTTACCTATAAAAAATATAAATAGAATATAAATAATATTCTATTTATTCAATGGGTTGTGACTATTATATTCTCAAAAAATTACATATTTATTATAATGAAAATGAAAACGAATATTTAGATATTAAAGTAAAAACAGAACGAGGATATTTCCAAGATGATGGTATGATCGATTCTGATGATGAAAATGCTGATCAACAAGTTTCTGAATATATTCGATATATACTTACCCCAAAAATGAAACCTATCATTCTTTATGATGGGACACAATGGAATAAACCGGAAACCGAATCGAAATATAAAACTATTATAGAACAAAGTCTTAAAGAACATAAAATATATATGACATCTGTTATCAAAATCGTAAAAGTAGAAGAACGAATGGAACGATAAATTTTATATAATAATTATAAATAACACTAATTATTATATGAGTCATATAGATAAAGAAATATTTCCGAATGGGTTCCAATATATTTATCAGAAATCTTATTCGACGATTCCTATGACATCTATGATATGTTTAGTGAAATTAGGCTCGATATATGAAGACGATCAGAGTCGAGGTTCGTCTCATTTTATTGAACATATGTGTTTTAAAGGAACCAAACGAATTCCTTCCGCAAAAGCAATATCAACTGTTTATGACAGAATTGGGGCCTATTTCAATGCCTTTACAACAAAAGAATATACCGCCTATGTAGTCAATTGCGAAGATCAATATGCAGATCATTGTCTTTCTGTTCTCTCCGATATGCTTATGAATTCGACTTTTGATCATAAACAATTTATGCTCGAGCGCAATGTTGTCATAGAGGAAGCGATTCGTGATGAAGACGACCCAGAATCGAAAATTGACGATATGAGCGATCGATTAACCTACGCCGGTTCTCCCTTTGCAAAACCGATTGATGATCTATCTTACCATACTACATCGGCTCTAGAATATACAGGAACCATTCAATCCTATGAAACCTATTATATTCCTTCGAATATGTGCCTTAGTATCGTATCGAATCAATCCTTTAAGACAATTCGGTCGATCGTTTCAAAATCGTTTTTTTATAAGGGTTCAAAGAAAGTGTCTATAGAACATCCTGCATTTCCTATTACCGATTGTCATAAAGGAATACAATACGATTTACAAAGGCGATCCGGAATCGCAGCGACCTATCTAATAATGACCTTTAGGACATGCGATTATAGAAGTCCTGATAAATATCCTCTTTCAGTTTTAAGTGAGATTTTAGGCGGGTATATGAGTAGTCGTATGTTTCAGATCTTACGAGAACAGAATGGTTTAACCTATCGTTCCTCTTGTTCTACTACTTATTATAAACCTATGGGGGAGATCCAGCTTTTTACAATGACCGATCCGAAAAAGTTGATGAAAAATGGTTCTTCTGCGGGTGTATTCCGACTATTAGTCGATCTTTTAAATAAATTATCTAGAGAGGGTGTCACAAAGGAAGAAGTCGATATTGCAAAAGGACATATTAAAGGGGGTTTCATCGAAAATATGCAAAAAGCGAAAAATATTTCGTTTTTTAACGGTGCCGAATATTTTATTTATGATTCTCCTCAAATGGTTCCATATGACCAAATATACGATACTTTCTATAAGACAATCACAAAAGACGATATTATGCGTATCATTCAAACTTATTTTATAAAAGATCGGTTATCGATTTGTATATTAGGAGAACAGGTACCTTCTCTAGTATCTATCAAAAAGAATATGGGTCGATTTATTGGATAGATAGATCCTTTTGATTTTTTGTAATAGAAATTGTATCTCTATATATAAAGATCCTATGCATCCTCTTGATATTTTTGGTTATGTAATTATTTTCGGATTATTAGGGGTATGTGCTTATATGTATTTAGAGAATCGCGATAGTTTCGATTTAAAATGTGTAGTTTCTACCGTAAACGGGGATAAATATTGTGTTCGAGAAAGGGCGAATATAAAAGCCGCTGCGGACCTATTAGCAAAAACAACGGATAAATGTAAAGCCGTTGTCGAATATGTTTATGACAAATACCCAGAAAAAGAGAATGTGCAGCGTTTGAAAAAAGGGTTTAATCCAAAGCAGATTATGGAAACTCTTCCTACAAGTGAATATACTGCTTATAGTGAGAATAAGGGGGAGAAACTGGCGTTTTGTTTGAATGTCGATAAAAAAGACAACAATCATTTAATTGATGAGAATACTCTTCTTTTTGTATCCCTTCATGAACTTTCGCATATAGCTACTAAGTCGATCGGTCATAAATCGGAATTCTGGGATAATTTCAAGTTTTTATTACAGGAATCTGAGGCGGCAGGAATTTATAACCCTGTCGATTATAAAAAGAAACCTCAGGAATATTGCGGTATGAAGATTCGAGATAATCCGTATTATGATATATAATTTATATTTCTATAGAACGAAATATTTTTCCAGGGTATCGATCTATAAGCAGATCACATATTTGTTGTAGATCCCCGACACTTTCTATTTCTGGATGTAAACTATGAATAAGTATGATTTCGTCGTGTGCTTGAATATAAGAATAAAAATTTGCAATTCGTGTTTGATATCTCTCTTTAAATTTTGCAAAATCGTCCCTAATAAAATATTCGTTATCATATTGCCCTTCTCTAAATAAATGCGAATGTGTCGATCCTTCGTGATTAAAAATCATTCCATATCCATTTTTAATATTATATCCTTCACTAGGGTTTGAACATAAACTTCGATCACCATCTGCTAATTGACCAGGTATCAATCGTAACTCGAAAAATCTAGCAAAATCATCTTTAAGACAGTCATAAAGAGAATGATAGGGGGTAATACATAAATCGAATGGACAGCTTTTATATCCGTTTGATCTTTCTAATTGTAGATTATCTTTTATATAAATTCTTGGAGAACATTGACAACCTATTGAAATATAAATCATAATATTATTTATATTTCAAATTATTTATATATTTTTATGCCAAATGTATGATAGTTCCATTTACAATTTCGGAATCGCATTTTCTAGTAGAAACAAAACTTGTATAGTCATTATTAAATACTATACAATGTACTTTACCACCAAAAAATGCTAGAATATTATATTGATCAATGAGTCTATAATATCCTCTACCAAAAGCATTCATTTCAAAATTATCTAAAAATGTGATTGAACTATTTTCCCATATATATGATTTATTTTTTATATTACTAATAATAAAATTAACACTACAAATAATCCCTTCGTTTGAATTTTTTACAATTCCATTTGGTCCTGGAATATCATTTATCCCTATAAATTTTTCGAATAATAATATATTCATTCGAATTAATTCATCTACAATTTGTTTTACACCAGGCCAAACGCCATAATCATCCAAAATAATATAACGGAGATTTTTAAATTGATCGATCGATTTCATGATATCACTTTTACAAGCGTCATAACTATGTATTGCGTCTATAAAAGATACTTCTATATCATCTGGTAATATTTTCCAGCTATCGTTATAAATATCTAACATCACATATTCAATATTTGTAGAATCTTTATTATAGTTTTTATTAAAATTGGTCCATTCCACACTATTAACAACCGCATATACCTTCTTGAAAATTTTAGATAATACTTTTGTTGAATATCCTTTATGTGCGCCAATTTCTGCTATCTTAAATTGTGGTTTGTCTTTGAAAAAATCATAAATATCATATCGCATTTTATCTGAACAAGTCCATATATCATCCTCTATATTAATTGTTTTAAAAAGTGTAATATGTGTATCTTCATCTGTTTGTGATTCTACTTCATATCCATATTCATTAAAATGTTGTAATAAAGAATGATATCTTGGTGCATTTGTTATATCTAATACATGTTTTGGACCATCCATATGTTTATTTTCAAAAATAATATTTTTAGGTCGAATGATTGATAGATCCAAATCCATTAAAATATCATAATCATGCCCTTCTGTATCTGTATATAAATATTCTATATGTTTTATATTGTACTCTGAAATCAATGTATTTAAGGTTTTACATTCCACAGTTATTTCATCTATAATACAATCTGGTACAAATGTCGTTATATGATCTTTATTTATAGAACTTAATTGATTTGTCCAATCAACTAATTTATTAAAATCATTCGTTTGAGAAGGTGTATATAATTCTATAGATCCATTATAATTACTAATCGCTATATTTAAACAAGTTATATTTGCATAGGACCTATAATTCTCTTGTAATTTCTCAAATAAATAGGGAACAGGTTCAATCATAATATAGTTGTATTTCGGATTTATATTATTACATAAAAAGTCATTAGATGTATTTCCTATATGACTCCCTACTTGTATTATATATGTTTCCTTATCGGCTTTCATATTATTTAAAAATATACGCATTTTATCTATTTTAAGTCCATAAATACCCGGACCTCCTGGAAAATGATGAATCACATTATTACTAGAAATATTATAATTATTATTAATAGCAAATGATTTCATTATTTTATTATTATATCTATTATATTTGAAAGCATTGTATACAAAATAAGGTTGATCAAAACAATCAAACTGATAGGGTCTATCGATGATATCCTGATTTATATTCGTAAATAAATCGCGCATTTTTTGACAATTTTTTAATAATAATATACCACTAGTAAATCCTGATTTATCAGAATATTGATCGATTTCATTACCAAATAATACTTTTCCCCAATAATTCAATTCATTTCTTATATCACCTTCTTCTAATACATATAAAATATCTTCTGTACAAATGTCAAATACTTTATGAAGATTGTCTTTTATAATAATATCCGTATCTAAATATAAAATTTTATTATAATTTGAAATAGATGATAATTGAAATAAATCTATTCTTGCTTTACATGCGGTATCAATAGTATTATATGTATCATTTGTTTCGAATATGATATTATTATTATATAAATGGCTTTGTTTTATTATTTCCATAAATTCTGTAGATGTGTATACTATTATATCAATATCATTACCTAGATTTCCATATAATAAAATACTCTCCAATAGTAAATAAAACATTTCTATATATTTTTCTTGATTAAAAACACAAATAAATATACAATTTTTTTGAGAAACTTCGTTATTCATTCTATATTCTATTGTATATATTTAATTCTATGCTTTTATCTATGTAATTATAATATACTTCTTTTTCTCAATGGTGTAAAATAAAATTGATTATTTTTTTTTAAAAATACACAAAAGATATATTAAATATGACAACAATTGTTGGTAATTATAAAGAATATGCCGGGTTTAAATATCCTCTTACTTTTCCAGAGGATTGGATCCTTTATGAATTTAAAGGAACAGGTAGAGAATGTCTGAATTGTGTAGGACATCATAATGATGGATATGCTATGTGGCGTGGAGTTATTCTTGGATATTGTTCTAATTGTGCTTATGAATATCATTATAACAGAGGACCAGGATTTTATAGACATGGACGCGAAATGTTATATAAATGTCCGGAAAAGAGTGCCTATCTAACCTATCTACAAGGTATCGATTTAGAAGAGGTAGGGGACCTATCGATCAATCCAGAAGATACCTTAGAAAATAACAAACATGTAGTTGAAGAAATAAACGAAATTATTGCAGAAAATGAATTATATGAAGAGACTATGAGCGAAAGTTACCGTTGTACCTGTCTTACTTGCCTTGAGGAGTATGAGCAATACGAAGAAGAGATGTTACAATATGAGAGTGATACTGATACGGATAGTGATTCACTTTGGTAATTCTTTATATAGAGCTAGTGTTCGTGCACTCGCATCGGTTACTCCTTCAATAAATCGTGGCATCCACATATAAGGAACAATAGAACCTCGATCGGGATAATAGGTTTCGAAGATCCAGCGATAATATTCTTGTTCTTCCGTCTTAGGCGGGTTCCAATCATATTTTTTATTGGGATTTGTCATAAAAGTCATCTTTATAAAATCTTGTATAATTTCATAAAGGGATCTACTTTCTTTACTGACTCCATCACTAAACGCCTCCTTTGTTCGCCATAATATATCATTTGGTAGTAAGGGTCGTCCATCGAACCCTATATAATCATGAAACGCAAATCGTAAAAGATGTTTTTCACACATTCCATTAGTAGAGTGACATCGGACTTTTGCAGGTATTGTGAGATATGTCTGAACAAACCCGCGATCTAAGAAAGGAGTACGCGGTTCTAATCCATGTGATGAAATGGATTTATCCGATCGGAGAACATCAAATAGATAAATATCGGCGAGGAGTCGTCGACATTCTAGATCGAATTCAACTACATTCGGTGCTTTATGAAAATAGAGATATCCTCCTGTTAACTCGTCTGATCCATCGCCATTAAAAATCACTTTTGCTTCACTATGTTCCCGAATATATTTACCTAGTAAATAATTCCCGATACTAGCTCGTACGGATGTTGTATCATAGGATTCGATCGTTTTTATTACTTCGGGTATAGCCGATAAAAAATCCGCTTCGGTTACAATGATCTCGGTATGTTTTGTCCCTAGATAATCTGCTACCATCTTAGCATAATGTAAATCAGTAGATCCTTCAAGCCCAATACTATATGTTTCAACAGTAGGTAGATCATTTCGTTTATGATAATTTGCAACTAGCGCCGTAATAAGACTACTATCGAGACCGCCAGATAAAAGGCAGGCGATGGGTCGTTCTGTTGTCGAACATCTTTTTTCCACGGCTTCGCAAAGAGAATCACGGATAGAAGACTTATAATTATACATATCATTCGAATATTCAACGGTTTGATCATAGGTTGCGGTAATTATACTAGGAATATGATACCTTTGTGACATATTATTAAGAACCCATTCTGCGGATACTTTATGAGGGAACTGGAATGTAGAATATGTTCCTGGAATAATATGTTCTATTTTTCCGTCAAAATCCGAAAGACATTTTAATTCCGATGCAAATCCATAGAATCCAGATGGGCCCGATAGTTGATAGAGTGGTCGGACACCAAAAGGATCGCGTGCAATATAACAGGTTGCATGATCAGCTTCTATATTATAGTCAATAAGAACAAAGGCGAAAACACCATCTAACAGCTGTAAGGTTCGCTCTATTCCGAATTTTTTATATAAATGGAGAATGACTTCACAATCAGATTCGCAGTTAGGCGTTATACCAAGTTCGTCATAAAGATGCTTATAATTATAGATCTCGCCATTACAAATAAGTGTAAGATTATCTAATTGTATGGGCTGATTAGATTCAGGATTGAGGCCATTGATGGCTAGGCGATGGAAACCGAGAACTGCATGTGAACCTATTTTTGTAAGTGACGAATGTTCTGGGCCTCTACCCTGTCCCTTCATAAATTGTTCCTTTATGATATCCTCTGAATATTTTGTATTATTTAGTAGAAAGAAAATACCGCACATTTTTTTTATCTTATATAACAGAGGACGAACGCTTTATGTCTCTTTTTTTGAAATAAAAAATTGATTCTCTTTTCTTATATTTAACACAAGATACACTTTCTAAAAAACAATGATGCACACCGAAGAATATAACAATGTCAATATTATGCGCAAGAAGATGAAGATTCCAGATACGAAACGTAAGCAGGACGCAAAGCTTAAGAGTCTCTCGAAGGATCAGGAGAGAAGAGAACGCGAACCATCGTGCCGTCTAGGAAAGAATGCGAAGAAATTTGCAGGTCGTATTACAAAGATACTAGAAATAGAAGATAAAAGTTCTATTGAAAGCGTAATCGAAGATAAAGACCTTGTTGGTATCAAGTCGATTCGTATCAAGCTTATGCGTCCAAAGAGGAAACCAGGACATCGCAAAGGAGATACCTATAATCGATATTAGAATAGATTATACGACCTTATAGATAGAGTAGTTAGAAACTAGTTAGATAGTCTAGAGAGTAGTTATAATATTTTTTTTGTTGGTATCCTGAATAAATAGTATAAAAATATCACGGCTTATATATAATAATAAATATGTATAAGGTATGTGTAATTGGAAATCATAATAAAATTAAAGAGATACTTGTATTTGGAACAAAAGAAGAAGGTTCTTCTATATTTAGTAAAGAAGAACATGATTTTATAGATAAAGAACAACCTCCTATTCGGTTCTCCGAACAACAAATTCATAAAGACGATTCTATCCGTATTATTAAAAATAAAATACTCAAAGAATACGATTTTCGACGAGCTTATGAAGAACTCTATCTATTTAGTTCAATTCGAAAGCCGTTACATATAGAAGAGATTTTTGAACAAGTATCTAAGAAAAAGGATTATATTGAAGCCCCATTATTTCATCAATTATGTATCCATTTGGGATTGAATGTAGAGAACCTAAAAAAGGATACCCGATTTTTCTATGAAGACTTAGTCGAACTCTACGAAAAACATGAATCCGAACCCATCTCTATTTTTCCTATAGGAAAAAAATGGCGACTCTATGAAAATTATCTCTTCTGTGCAAACCCTTTTTTAGTTCAACCCGGATCTTCGCCGATAGAATCGAATTCGACGAATCCTTTCGAAAGTTTCGAGAACCAAGTCCTTTTAAATAATTATGGGGGAAATTTTCTAGAAGATACGATTTTTCTCTGTTTTCCGGAGGATGTTCTCGACTTTATGAAAGAATCGAATCTAGAGAACCGTCGCAAAGAACTTTTTTCCTATTATTTTCCCCTTTTATCGATCGAAGAAATCGATACAGAAGAAGCTTTACAAGAGAATCGTGAAAAACTAATTACAAAAACAAAAAAGGCGATCCATAAAAAAGCATTTGATCTATATAAATCCATAGATATCCTTTATGACATATATGATAAAAGAAAAGGAGAACTCCCCTATATAGATCGTGGTATTTCCGCATTTTATATAAAATTATATCCCGAATATAAAGTATTGCTACCTTTAGATACGATTTTCAAATCTGTCCATGCAACGAACCAGATTCCCTTTATTAAATATAATCCGGGATTTCGCCGTGAAAATATTTACCGTTTTTATACTGAAAAAATCACTAAATATGGTACGAAAATCCCTGCGTTACCGCCAAAAACGATTTTCAAATTAATGAAGGAGGTGGGTAAAGGAAAACAAATATCGTTTGCAGTAGAAACCGAGAATGGCGATATGTATATTGATTTTAATAGTAATGGATCCATACAAATTGCCGGGTCTAAATTAAAAACGCCCTTATCGATTGAAGAGACAGATCAATGGATAAAATCTATCGTAAATCCGATTTTAGAATCGATGAATGAATTCTTAGAGAAAAGTGGATATAAAATCCAAACATTCCAATCTTTAAGACAACCCAATCTAGAAATTACAAATTTGTCGTATCTATCTTCTCTAAAAATAACCAAAGATATTGATCTTAAAAAATATAAGGGTGTTTTCGGACTTCTTTTTGATATCTTAGACGATGATATTCATAAAGGAGCATTATTTCGATTTAAAAGGGTAGAAAACTATCAAGAGATGGGAACCGAAGATATTTTTATTGCCGAATTACATGGTAAATATCAGTCGAATATGGAAATTGTAGGGGCAATTGCACGAGAGTATGAAATGACAGAAGAACAGGCCATTCTCCGACTAACCCAGTTTATTAGAGACCATGACCGTGGTATAATTAATCAGTCTATTCGTATATTAGAATCGCCGGGATTCTTAACCGAAATGCGTATTCAATCCTATGATGACCTCTTAAAAACAGAAATCATTTTAGATAATTCGACGATTCGACCGAATATTGAATATCTAGATATTCTTATGATGTATATTGATAGTTTATTGCGTATTACACAGGATCCTAAGAGTACAGATGCAGATATAAAATCGCTTATGAAAACATCAGAAAAGATAGATAAAGATATTGATAAAAGTCAATTTGAAAATATTATTAGAGGAACTACTCAAATAGTAGATTCTCTGATGTTTTCTGAAAATATGGTAGAGGAGGAAGAAAATATTGAGTTTCTTCCTTTAGAAGAAGAGAAGGAAGACGATGATAATGCTGGTATTAGCGAATCTTTTGGAAATTTAAGAGAGTATGAATCGGTAGATATTCCAGAAGAAGAAATCGAAAACCTAGATGCAAATGATCTAATGTTTGTGGAATATAGCGATAGTTCTTCGAAAGAGGAATCGAAAGAAGAATCCAATGACCTTATGTTTACAGAATATCAAGAAGAAGATTCAGACGAAGAAAATGTAACAGGAGGCGCACCTAAGGCAAAAGCAAAAGATTCGATCGAAGAATCAGAAATCACAAAAAAGATTGATGGAATGCAACTCCGTAATCGCAATAGTAATCTCTTTTTATCAAGATTGAAAAAATATGATCCAGTTCTCTTTTTAGATAAAGATGATGGTAAATATAGTTCTTATTCGAAACTATGTGCATCAAATCGTAGTCGACAACCAGTCGTTTTAACCGACGAAGAAAAAAAAAAGATTGATGAGAAATATCCAGGTGGATATAAACATGCTATTCAATATGGTATCAAAAATAAAAATTGGTATATATGTCCTCGTTATTGGTGTTTATTGAATAATGCGCCACTAACAGAAGAGCAAGTCAAACAAGGAGCGTGCGGTGGAAAAATTATCCCGAAAAACGCCGATACTGTCCCAAAGGGTCATTATATTTACGAATTTAATCACCATATTCAACATCAGAAAAATGGGAAATATGTTGAAAATAATCCCGGTTTTTTAGATGCTAGTTCTCATCCAGATGGTCATTGTATTCCCTGCTGTTTTAAAAAAGAATGGGCGCAATTAGAAGAAAAACGGAAACAATGTGGATTATCAGCAGATGGTCCATCAAAAAAAGAAAAACCTATAAAGAAACCCGAGCGTACATCAGATGAGGATAGTGATTCTGACGAGGAAGGAATAGTAGATATAAGCGATTCAGACGAAGAGGAATCAAAAACTCTTCAACTATCCAAAAAAGAAAAGAAAAAAGATTATATTTATGAAATTCGTCGATATCCGATTCCACCAGAGAGAATGGGATTTTTACCATTAAGTGTCGAATCATTTCTTCAAACAGATAACTCGAAATCTATCGATCCAAATAATACGAAATTTATTAAACAAGGATCTAAAACCCTTCTCCGATTTGGCGTTGAAAATAGTCAAAAACGATCGTTTGTTGCCTGTTTAGCAGAATTATATACAAGAACACAGAGACTACAGATCATTCCTAGTATTGATGAAATGTGTGCTATTATTTCAAAAGCGGTTACCATCGATTATTTTCTGATGTATCATAATGGATCTCTACCTGCAATTTTCAAACCGAAAGAATATGATTTAGATACGATCGACTACCGTAAATACGAAGGATCTACCTTTATGAAAACGATCGATCTTTCGATCCAGGCTCAAGAGGATTTTTTCTATGATACGATTGCCGCTTATGAGAATTTTATTCGATATATGTTAGATCCTGAATCTACGATTGATCATACCTATCTTTGGGATATGGTCTGTATTCCGAATCCCCTACTTTTTATCAATGGATATAATCTAGCTATTCTAAAGATTCGAGAAGTTGATATGACAGATGATATCGAGCTACTTTGTCCTACAAATGCATATTCATCTACTCTTTATGATAGAAAAAAAGAGACATTCATCCTTATTCAACACGATACCTTTTATGAACCCGTATATTTTGTGGAATATACCGTTTATAATGAAATTAAGATAACCCATACATTTATTGAGGCAAATCCAATCGTAAAATCGGTTCATCATATTTTAACTATCATTCGAAATAGTATTCAGAAATATTGTTCTCCACAAGCAAGTCTTCCTGCTATTTATACTTTTAAGCGTAATAAACCAGCACATGATATTAAATTTATATTATTAAAATATGGATTTACTATCAATAAACAAGTCATTAATTATCAGGGTAAAATGATTGCTTTTATGATTTCTGGTCATAAAATATCGAATCTATATATTCCTTGTGCCCCTTCTGCAAGAATTCCGGATATTGTTACGATCTATATGGATGAACCTTCTCTATGGAATACTTATGAAAAAACGCGCGATCACCTTTTCGAAGTTTCAAAGAAAACAAACGGTGAAATACTATGTAAACCGGTGTATAAAATCATAGAGGATGAAATGATGATTGGTTTGTTAACAGAGACAAATCAATTTATAATGCTTGTAGAACCAGAATACGATCTAGTGGACGATGGAATTCCATCCCTTCGAGATGAGAATTATATTATCGCTGATAAAGTGATGTCTACTTCAAAAAAAGAGGATAAAAAGAGAGTCAATACAATACAGCGAATATCTCTAGAAACACAGTTTTATAAGACATTTCGTACAACTGTTCGTATTTTATTCAATCAGATAAGTAATAAACAATTGAAAATGGAAATTTTGGAATTGTTAGAGAACCCGCGAATTCTTTATAAAGAAAAATTATCGAAAGTGGTAGAAAATATTAAAAAAATATGTAAAGGATATATCGATTTTCGCATTTTCGAAGATGATGTTCTAATGAATTTAAAAGATATTGTTACATGTTTTTCTTTATCTGGAAAACAAGAAACACATAAGGAATTAGAATATTGTGTTCTTCAGGACAATGCCGAATATCAACTTATATTACCTGAAAATCATTTAGTATCGAATGTTCCTAATAATTCACTTTATTTTAATAGAATTGCGGATGAATTGATCCGTTATAAACGAATCCAGCAATTTATTCTTTTTCCAAAAACATATCTGAATATTTCCGATATAGATTATCAATTAGATGAGAATGAAATTATTATATTAGAGTCGCTTTTAACTGCGGATTATTTTAAAAATTTAGAACCGTATTATACTGTCGATAACTCTAAAATAACATATGAAATTGCAAATCCAATCAAAACACAGAAATATATGAGTGAAATATCTGCGCAAATACAATCCGAATTCTTGGAATCGACGGGTGATAACGATGACAATAATATAGATGAAATGGAAATAGAATGTATTCAAGAAAAACGCGATATTATTGGAAATATATCGACGAGTATTTGGAAACAGATTTTACCGAAGACAGCTAAAGAAATAGTTCTACATAAATCGCCCAAATGTAGTTTTTATCCGATTTTATATATTTATAAAAAGGTCTATGGCCGGCAATTAACCGTAGAAAATATAAAATCACATTTATTAGAACAATATAATTATTATATGAAATTAGGCTTCTCTAATAAAATTCTTACGATTCTTAAGAAACAAGGTAAAAAGGAGTTTGTCGATAAAATTCGCGCGAATCATTATACGATACAAGATTGTATAATAAGTGAAGGATACTTTATGACAAACCTTGATGTATGGATCTGTGCAAATTCTCTGAAACTTCCGATTGTCCTTTTTTCTGCGGTGAAATTAAAGAGTTTCGAAGGATTGGAGAATTGGATTCGTCTATATACCCCAGAAAAGGTTAGTAGCTTTTATTTTATCCGTGCTTCTACAGAAACGGATTCTGCTGGAAATTATCTACCACAATATAATATTGTTACTCCGGAATTACGTATTTCTATACCTAATGAAAAAGAGGCAAATTATATTCATATCGAGGATTATTTTCGCGATTTGAAATAAGAGTCATTTGATATATAAAAAATATTATATATCAAAAATATACTATTGTCTAGCGTCCATTGCTGTTATTAGAATCCCATATCATATGTGTCCTCGCAAAACCCAATATTTTCTTGATGAATCGCTGAAATATGATTCTGAATCATGATATTCTGCTTCGAACAAGTATCCGCCGTTTCTTCTGAGAGTCCAAAGAGTTCCTCTATTTCGTCGTCCTTCTTTATTTTCATATCACTTGCCTCTAATTTCCCAATTTCATGCATATCTAAGAGAATATTAAACGCCCCCGTTCCATAATATCCTGTCTGACCACACATTACATTCGCAGAAACACCGCGCATATCATCGAAATCCGCATGTCGAGCTGCATCTAGCAATATTTCGGTATGTACTTCGAAAGTCGCCTTTGCAATCGGTCCAATATCATCTTTATGAAGCCCCGATCGGAAAATCGCTACCATATCTTTGGTCATTGTCATACGGTCACAAAGAAGACTTAGATGATGATAATTAATATAAACATCGGAGAATTCCATGACTTCATTAAATTCATTAAAGATAATCTGACGAGCGGCTTCGATTCCTAATATATTAAACACCTCATTCATATCATTCGAATAAGTGCGTTTACTATCTATAAAATCGAGAGCTAAGATATCCATCAAATTAGTTCCGGTTGTATCTAATACCCAAGTATCCTTTGTGACAAACTTGCCTTCTTCTTTTATCACCATATTTTGGATTTTTCTTGGTAAGATATTTTTAAGTCCATGTACTCCACGCAAAACAATATGATTCAATATACTATCTTGAAGATTCTTTAAGAGATAGATCTCGTCACTTTGGTCAAGAGACGAAACGGATCCCTTCTTTTTCTTAAAGGATTCTTGATTAATACGAATACGGAAAACCAAATTCGAATCGTTATAATCGGAATAAATACATGTGATTTCGGGATAATTCGCCGTAATTGCAAAATGAATATCGTCCATGGTAATATTCTTATCTAGAAGAGAGGTAGCATTGATAGCTAAGCGGATCATCCATTTTGATTTTGGGGTTTCTATAATATCTTGTCCTTCTGAACATTCCTTGACAATACGCTCGAATTCATAGAACTGGTCGATCAAATGCTTATCCTCCTTGATAAATGTGGAGTCGTCATTCGGATCGAAACAGATTTGGACAGAATCGACTACATCGATCAATTTCGTATGCTCGATCATAGTAGCATAAGCAGATGCACGATCCTTATCCGTTTCATCGATCGATTTCAAATGAATCGTTAAGGCTGGTCTTTTTGGGTTATCGGTGAGTCTCAATATTTCTTCAATGCGTGGCACACCACGAGTCACATTAGATTTTGTAGATACACCCGCAAGATGGAATGTATCCCTTAAACAAAGACCATTTATGCAGTCGAAATTTCGTGTTTCTGCAACAGTTAAATCATATGCATATTTTGTAGTATTGGGAACATCCTCTATTTTTACAACGCGATCAAACAGTATATCTGAAAAGCGTTTTTCGCGATCTTCGAATACGATTTCACCGCCAACTTTATTAGGGACTGTCATAAAGGATGCATCATATTCATATTTGAAGGTCTGCTTTAATAGAATATCAATACGATCTTGTTTGGATTTTATTGGGAGATGAAGCATAGCCCCGAGTTTCTGACTCTGTTGGTTTCTTATGGATAATGTATAATGTTGTTTGATATTTTGAGATCCACGATTATTTTTCTCAATTTTCTTAGGCATATGCATAGTTGAAACTACTCCTAAGTTCTTCAACATGATCATTACATCGGCAAGCATGGTTTTTGATACAGATGTTATAGAAATATCGCATATACGATGTGTTCCAGTAGAGCTTTTATGGATACATCCATCACCGGCAATATAGGCATCTAGAAATCCTAAGATACAATTCTTATTGGAAAATATGATTTTTTCAGAGACAAATTTATGATGGCTTAATTTTCCACAAAGGTTTTCTAAGATACGACATAGAACTGTATTATAAATTCGGAGATTCTGGCTTGTCCATCCAACATGATTCTTATCTTTATCACAATATATTTTCGTAGTAATATTCCATTTTTGACAGAGTCTCTCGATAGGTTTTAAATAGTCTAGATCGTTATTTGCAATAGAAATCTGATGCGCTGTCATACATCCCTCTGCACAATAGGCGCCTACTAAATACCCGAAATCGTAATCGAGAGGAATTTCCGCTGGGACATTATAATCGCACATATTGACTAGTTTCATATAGACACATTCAGGATCGAAACTCTTATTTGCCTTTGTTAATTCTACGAAAGAATCACTGCGACTATGAGGTACTATGAAATCCTTACCGGCGTGTTTTGTCCACCATCTGGTTTCTGTCATAAAAGATGCCGCCTTATGATATTCGCTTCCATATAAATATTTGGCTGGGTCTAAGATATTGCGAAGATCTAATATATGAACCTCCTGATATTCAAGTGGTTTCTTACTCGCTGGTAAGAAATCCCCGATTTTAATATCCTCGCCATTGACTTCGACAATCTTTCCATCCACTAGTTGAAGTACCGATTTCGCCTTTGTGACAATGACCTCGCGACATCCTTCGGTAGTAATCTTTAACATAGTATCTGTTCCATCGGCATTAATCACAGGATGCTGTGTGACAGCTTCAATTCGTGTCCATACTGTTTCTCCTGATTCGTTTGCCGATGGAATCTCGTAATATTCTTCATCGGGGTTCAATTCGGCATAAGTTGTATCCTGATTTGCCATATATTCCTTCTTTAAAGATTTCTCTATATGTTCTGTGACAAAGTCACCAATTTGAACCTTTTTAATCTCATTGCGATGATTTCGGACTACAATTTCTGTCTCATAGGTAACGGAATTGAGAGTCAATTGAGTTGTAGGTTCACCAATAGATTGCCCTGCAATCACCCCCACCATCTCTCCTGGGTGAACGAGCGCCTGTTTATATTTCAAAACGATTGTTTCTAAGAGAAGCTCCAATCCCTTACGATGAAATCGTTTGTTTACTAGAAGATCGCGAGGAGATAAATAATAATAATAGAGAATCTTGAAAAGGGGTGTAGGAGGAGCGAAATGGATTTTCTTGAGTTTATCAAAAGTATTCTCGATCAATAGGAATGCTTCCAATGGTGTAATATCTGTAATTGAACGGCTATTCAATCCTAATTGATGTTGGATATTGGTAATAATATACTGGAACGCAACTGGAACACGGACCATTTTATCATTCTTATATTTAAATATATTCTTTATGACAGTCTCGCGAGCCTCTAGCATCATTTCAATATAGTTTTTCGTCTTGATCATTGTATCTTCCCTTTGTTTCTTCATACGATTTGCGGTGCCTTTTGAATATATCGACTGTATAGATGCATGAGCAGTATCATTGATACCTATAATATCATAATGCATATAGACATCCTCAATCGACATTCCTACTATAGGAATCGCCTGATTTTCGACTTTTGTGGAATCAAAACCATCATCTCCATAAGCAAACTGGACGATTTTCCCGCGATTATTTCGGACTGTCATATCATATTCGACCTTCAAGTCTTCGAGACCCTTGATTAATCTTCGCTGGATATATCCGGTTTGGGACGTTTTACAGGCCGTATCAATCAAACCAATACGACCTCCCATAGCATGGAAGAAGAGGTCTGTAGCGGATAATCCCGAAATATAGGAATTCTCGATAAATCCACGAGCTTCCGGTGAATCGTCGAATTTATTAAAATGGGGTAAAGTACGGCTATCGAATCCATATGGAATTCGCTTAGCATCTATATTTTGTTGTCCTAAACAAGAAATCATCTGACTAATATTCAAGAGCGATCCCTTCGATCCTGAATTAACAATCATTACGAAACGATTATCCTTACTTAGGGATTTGCGTCCCTCCTTACCCGATTCTGCGGTTGCTTGATTTAATATATTATTTACTGTAGTTTCGAACTGGACCATATTCGTATTCGAAGTATCATTTTCGAAAATACCTAGATGGACCTTATCTACAACCATCTGGACTTCCGATTTCTTATCGTGAATAATGCGAATAATCTGTTCTTGGGTCTTCTTATTTGCAACTAAATCGCTAATACCGACACTAAATGCACTTGATTTCATATACTCTGTGACAACATTCTGGAGATTATCGATAAATCGGGCGCATTCCATATTTCCATAGTCATTGAAAATACGATGAAGAATACCCTTTGTGCCAGATCCTAATACGCCTTTTTCCATTTGTCCGCGCATATATTGCCCATTACGAATTTCCATCACATTATTCGATGTACTTTTATCTTCACCTTCTTCGAAAAGTTTGGTTTCATATTTTAATGTAATGGGTGGCATGATTTGGCTAAGAACATCAAATGATGTAAGTGTTTTGCGATTGTCATAAAGGGATTTTACATCGACATTCGGGAACATCATTAAGAGGTTCATCGCATCTCTTGCTCCTAACTTGATATTGGGTCTTGTAAAACGGTAGGAACCAAGCATATTGTCTTGATAGATACCAATAATAGGGGAATTACCTGTTGGACTGATAATTTGGTAGGGTATCGCTGCGAGGTGACGCAACTCAGTCTCCGCTAAAATATTTTGGGGCATATGCATATTCATTTCCATGAACCCCCCTATGTTTCCAAAGGGGACGGAATACACCTTGAGCATCATCCGGTTGGCTAGACCATCATTTGATACCCGCGAACATCTACTCTCTGAACCTTTTCCATACTCTACCATAACGAGGTTAGGAACTTGGCTGCGGATTGCCCAATCCTTCATATTTTTACCATTGGGTTCGGCTATTAACCGAGTTCCTAACAAATGTTTCCATCCGTAAGTGGTAATGAAGGCTCTAAGGGGTTTCCCGCAATTTGGACGCGTTGCCATTTAATTAAATCTAATATAAAATTTCTCGCTCTTTCAATTAATATATCAACTGTTTCAAATTTTCCTACAAAAGTTGTTTTGACTTTATCTATTTTAATACGAATATAAGTTCCATACTTATCACTTTTTATAATGTATATGTATTGGTCAATATTTGTCTCATCGATTTTTACTGTCTTAAACCTCTCACACTTTCTAGTTAAATGTTGATTCTGAGCTGTTTTCATCATATTTATACGATGATTATCATTATTTAATGCATTTTTCAACCCTTCAGAAATCAAATTTTTAGTATACTCACTATGTTTGGTATTTCGATCCTTTTTTTCTCGATGAATAGGTAATTCGCAAATATATTTTCCTTCTATATCTACGAACCCTTTTCCACCATTTGTTAAATTATAGCCATTTGGATATTTACTATTATTTTCTAGTATATAATGCTTTTCTTTTTCATCTAGTTCAGCAATATTACAAGATAATAATAATTCACATGTAAAACTCTCAATGCCATATTTCAATAAAGCGGCATTCAAATATCTACTTTGGTTTTTCTTATTTGAATTTGCTTCATGGATATGATCTTTAAATCTACTTATATATCCAAACGGTCTATACTTTTTATGATTTAAACGATGACTTCTTGTTTGACCAATATATATTTTGTTTGTTACTATATTCGTAATTTTATAAATTTCGCCAATAACTTTATCACTATCTTCTTGTGATAATATCATTTATATATTAATTATTTGCGAGATAATTTTCTATTCAATTTTATTTAAATGACTAGACAATTATATTAACAATTTACATTCATGCTAAATGCAGTTGTTAGTAGATATTACACTGTTTTTCCTACTAAGTATTATCTACAACTTAGTAAGCAGTTGCCTGTTGGGAACAAAATTTATCCCCATCAAAGTCCGCATTGTAAGGTTTGGTGTTACAAACATTCATACGAAAAGTGTCACCTTGTTTCATCACCTTTACGATATGACCCATCATAGACATTCTATGAAGGGAAGGCTGTCTATTAAAAAGGACGACATCTCCATCCATCATATGACGATGAACCGTATCACCATTTTCCAAGCGAATCGATCCAATATCTACATATCGGAGAGAAATCGATTCGCCATTTTTCCTCTCTAAGATCTTCGCTCCTGGATGTACATCTGGACCATTCTGAATGAGTTTCATCAAGAAACTACGATTGCGATCGTTTACAGTAATCGGTTTCGTAATATTCTTAGCTACTTTCAGAGGAACACCTAATTCGAAAATCGAAATATTCGGATCACCAGTAATCACAGAACGCGCACTGAAATCTACGCGTTTTCCCATCAAGTTACCACGAATACGCCCATTCTTCGAATTCAGCCGACCCATAATACATTGTAAAGGACGACCCGACCTCTGTGCCATAGGAACCGCACCTTTGATCTTATTATTTGCAATCATCGCGACTAAGTACTGTAAGATACTAGAAAGACCATCGATCACAGCAGCATTCGTATCGGTTTTCTGGAGTTTGTCATAAAGATCCTTATTGGTTTTGATTATATTACTATAGATATGTGTCAAATCATCTTCGGATCTCTGCTGGGCATCATGTTTTACTGAGGGTCGGACAGCTGGTGGTGGAACAGGGAGTGCTTGACAGATCATCCATTCAGGTCTTGCCCAAACCGGACTGAACCCCATAAATGTAATATCCTCATCGGAAATACGCTTGAATAGTTTCAATACGATCTCGGGGGTCATTCGCATATTGATTTTCTTCATTTCCTTTGTACCATCTTCTGCTTCTGTTGCAATATTTTCCCAGATAGCATAGATCTTTTCGAAACCCTCGAGCTTCATTTTCGTTGGCTGCTTACAACCACAACCATCTTCAGTGCATTCACCGCAGCGATTTATTTTAGCTGCTAATGATGAGACATATTTCCATCGCTTTTCAGCGGGCCACTCAAGAATATGCTTATGCTGATTTTTATTTAAAAGCAGTTTACTACATTTAAAACAGATAGATCGAAGAATTTTTAGAATATCTTTTATATGGGTAATAAAGAAGACAGGACAGGCTAACTCTATATGACCAAAATAACCCGGCGTATCAATATAAGTAAATCCATCTGTAGGACAAATCAATCCCGGTTCTAAGACACCCATACGAGGATCAAATAGGCCTTCTGGAGAGGGCTTATTATTATTCTCATAAGTATTACGGCTTTTAATTTCTACTACAGAATTTCGACGAATTTCATCGGGTGATAACATACTAAACTGGATCCCGATAATACGAGATGCCGGTTTATCTGAAGTAGTGGTGTTTTGATTTCGAGACATGTTAATCACTATATAATTATAAAACAAAATATTTATATCCTTTTACCTTTAATTTGTTTCTCAATCAATTTTTTCCATTTCGAAAATAAAATTGATTCGAATAAATATCTCTTTTTGAAAAGATATAAACATATCTCAGTTATACTATAAAATGGCACGCAAGATTGAAAACAGACTTAAGAAGAAGGTTGAATCTGATTCTTCTTCCTCCGATGATTCGGATTATGAATATGAATCATCTAATTCGGATTCGGATTCAGATTCGGATTATGAAGAAGAATCAGAAGAAGAAACAGAAACCTCTGAGGAAGAAGTGAAACCTAAAAAGAAGAACCATAAGAAAAATAAAAAGGTGGAATCATCAGAGGAGGACGAAGACGATGATGACGAAGAAGAGGAGGATGAAGAGGAAGAAGTAAATAGCAAAGAATTCCAGAAACTTTTAGCTGCAATGTTTCCTTCTAAACATATATCAAAAAAAATAAAGGAAATGGAAGAAGATGAGGACGAAGAAGAGGAGGATGAGGAAGATGAAAAAAAGGTAAAGTCGAAGGATAAGAAGAAGAATAAAAAAGACAAGAAGAATAAAAAGGATAAGAAGAAGGATAAGAAGAGTAAAAAAGATAAGAAGAAGACGAAAAAGAATAAATCGGAATCTTCTACTTCGGATTCATCCAAAGAATCTTCTGATCATTCTGAAGAAACCATAGAAGAGGAAGATGATGGAAAGATCAATATTATTCTATCGATGACTCCTGAAGATGAATATGCTAACTATTTTGGACAAGAGGATGAGGATGAGGATGATGAAGATGAAGAATGTGATACCGACGACGAAGAGACCTTTATGAAAGAAAAATTCGAGAAGGTCGAACAACCAATTCTTACAAAATCTGATACAAAAGCCTTAAAGAAGAAAGAAAAGAGGAAGAAGGAAAAGAAACAAAAAGAAGAAGATGATTCTGATGAAAATGATACTCGCGATGTAGAGATGGAATATATGGAACTTCTTGATTTAAAGAAAGATTTGAATAAAAAACTATTGAAGAATCCGCAGAGCAAGATTTTAAAGAAGCGTATTAATGAATGTTCTACCGATATTAAGGAGCTCGTAAAAACCGCTCGTATCAAGAATACTAAGAAATATAAGAAGCTTTTGAATAAAGAACAGAAGAAGCCGAACGAAATGTCCTATTTTAAGAAGAAGATGTCAAATGCTGAACAGCAGCGTATTATGCGAGAATTAAAGGATGTAAATATTCATATGGGTATTGATAAGCCCTATCGTATTTCCCTTTTGGAATCACAGATACCTGCTAAACTGAAAGCACAGGCACTCCAAAAACTAAATCTCTTGAATATGATGGATACATGCGATTCAGAGTATTATAAGATTAAAAATTGGATTGATAATTTCATGCGTATTCCCTTTTGTAAATATACTTCTCTTTCAGTAAGTATGGATGATGGTCTAGAGAAATGTCATGACTTTATGTCGAATGCTCGTAAAATTCTAGACGATTGTGTCTATGGACTGGATGATGCAAAGATGCAGATTTTACAGATGGTTGGTCAATGGATTGCAAATCCTGATTCGCTTGGATCGGCAATCGCGATTAAGGGTCCTCCAGGAACAGGAAAGACGACTTTGGTCAAGGATGGTATCTCGAAAATTTTCGGTCGTGAGTTTATCTTCATTCCTCTAGGAGGAAGTGGTGATGCTAGTTATCTAGAAGGACATTCATATACATACGAGGGTTCTACTTGGGGTAAAATCGTTCAGTCTCTTATTGATTGTAAAACAATGAACCCCGTATTCTTCTTTGACGAACTCGATAAGTTAAGCGAAACTCCTAAGGGTGAAGAAATTGTTGGTATTCTTACTCATTTGACAGATACAACGCAAAATTCGCAGTTCCATGATAAGTATTTCTCGGAGGTGGATTTCGATCTTAGTAAATGTCTCTTTATCTTCTCTTATAATGATGAATCGAAGGTGAACCCGATCTTACGCGACCGTATGTATCGTATTCAGACCAAGGGGTATGATGTCAAGGAGAAATTAGTGATTGCTAAGCAATATATGCTTCCGAAAATCAGGGAACAGGTGAATTTCAAGCCGACGGATATTGTGATTCCGGATGAAACGATTCGTTATATTGTCTCGACACCTCATCTTACAAATGGGGAAGATGGAGTGCGTAATATGAAGCGTTGTTTGGAAATTGTTCATACGAAGTTGAACCTGTTCCGATTGATTAAGCCGGAAGAGAATATTTTCGCAAAGGATATCGCACTTCCAGTGAAATTTCCAATGACGATTACAAGTAAAGAGGTGGATGTATTGATTAAAAATGAGGAGAAACAGAATCAGAGTTTGCTGGCGATGTATTGTTAAATACAGGGAGATCGTAGGGGTATTGATTTGATATAACATAAGTAAAAAGATATAAATAATTTTTTTCATTATTTATATCCACAACCGGCGATGGATATCCCACAACATATTCTCTTTATGACAAAAGCAAAGGAATCATTAGAAAAATTATCTATAACTGATCAAGATTTTGAGTATCACCTTATACTTAATTATATTATAGAATATTTAAAACAAAACTGTCGTCATAATGTCATAAAGGATACTATTGATATTACGCCAGATCATAGTAAATCGATTTCATATTGCGAATATTGTGAACTATCTTTTGACTAGATATCAAGTAGATACCCAAATCTATGTTCTTGTTCTAGATCCACATGTTTCTTAATATATTCTTGACTTTCTTCAGATAATAGAATCGGTTTTTTAACATAGAGTGCTGTAAAAGTGCCCTTGATTTTTGGAACAGGTATCCAAGTATCCGATTTTCTAGTTAATTTAAATTTTGTAGCGATATCATTTAAAACGGTCTCATAGTTATTACGAAGATCTTCATATTGAATCAAATAGAAGTGTTTCGTTTTTTCTTGGATGTTTGATAGGAAAAAATCGTGTTTCCCTTTACGCATTTCGAAAATATTCGAATATCGTTCCTCTGTTATCATATTTCGATCTTCCATAATCTCTTGATTATTCCGTTCTCCTTCTTCATAAATACTATACCATTCATTCTTTATGAAAGCATCTATCGATACCTTATTTTCAGGAGGGATATGATGAAGTCTTTTAAAAAGACTATCGACCCATTCAATGGGATCTCTCACCATACAAAAATAGATAGTATGATCCTTGGTTTCTGGTGGGAAATCTGCTTCATCAGAATGTCCGAAAAAATGTTTGGTTCCTTTTTCATATTTTAAATCGAAATTAAATTTAATAGCATATTCTAGAAAATGTGTTCCTGTATTGCGTTCTCCTAAAATTGTATATGCTTGCATATAAAATAGATTATCAAACTCTATTTTATATTGTTTTATCTGAAAATATTATTATTTGTTTAGCTGTAAAAATTTATATTTGTAATATACATTTGTGACGGTTGTAAAATATCTATGATTCTATAAATTACATAGTAATTATGCAGAAGTCCCCCATTTGGCTTCTTCTTTTATGCAGAAGCCTCCCATTTGGCTTCTTCTTTTATGCAGAAGCCCCCCATTTGGCTTCTTCTTTTATGCAGAAGCCCCCCATTTGGCTTCTTCTTTTATGCAGAAGCCCCCGCTATAGTACTAGGAGCCCCCGCAGCATTTCCTCCACGAGTTTGTAATTCATATTTCATATTTTTATCTAAACAAAGTCCTCCTTTAGAATTATTATATCCGTTTCCACCGCATTGAAGAGAACCTTTAGCATCAGAAAAAATATCTATCTTATCCCCATATTTCGATTGAGGATTACAGAAAACGCCCTGACCATCAAATCCACTTACCTTCTTACAGTCTTGGTTCGATCCATTTATGGCAAAATTCAAATAGGTATCGTCAGATGCGGATGTGTTCTCTACGCTACCATACTCTAAAGGTATCATTCGTTGATGAAAACCTTCATAAGCTGCATGTCTAGATGCAATAGTAGCGGTATATGGGATATATGCGGAACATCCCGAGAACCAGACAGTGATTAACATAATTGCAACAAATAAAAGTATAATAAAAACCGTATCCCTTTTCATTCTATACATAACTATAAGATTTATTTTGTCATGAATCTCTACTGTTTATCTAAAGATTTCATTTTCCCTTTTATTTCGTCGATATTTTGTTGATAAAAAATAGTGCGATTGATAAAATGGTCAATTTCTGAATAAAAAGTATAAACTAAATAGAGTCCTATGAAAACTGCCGTAAAGAATATCAAATAAGGATAAAAGTTCTCCATCTATATTATTCAATGGAATAAAAAATCGAGGGATTTCGGTAATTCATAGGAATAACGAATCATTTGGATCGAATTATTCTTTATTGTCGGTTTGTTGAATGAGAGAAGGGCGGTCTTTATTCGATCGATGACTAAATAAATAGGATTGGGGGTCTTGTCATAAAGGTCTGTTATATTGATGGTCGATTTTTGATATAGGATCGACAACATAGCGACTCCCGCTAAAATGATTAGATATAGGAAAATAGAGGGACCCGAACCTTCTCTCCCTTTTTCTAGGTTCTCTCCTATATTTTCTTTAGGATCAAATAAAAAAGAGTCCATTTATATATTATCTATATATCAATAATGAGTATAAAACATATAAATAATATCTAGAATTCTATGTATATGTCTTCATTAAGTAACGAAGAAAGTTTGAATTTAAAGCGGTTGATTAGTAAAGCCGATGATTATCAAGATAATACCGAATATATTCGTCGTGTAAAACATAGTGAGAAATTGCGCGATGATATTCGTAAATTAGATGTCTTTATGAAACAGAATCAGAATCTAAAGAAGAAACAACCGGATCGTTATCGAAGTCGGGCGATGAATGAATGTTCCTTTTTATTTACGAATTATACCGATATTTTCAATAAGATTTTATCGGATGAATTGGATTTTGCGATTATGAGCCGACTCCTAATGATTCTTAAATTGATTGAAGATGAAAAGGTCGATCAGAATGAGGGTTCGGCGATGGTAGGGAAGGTTCTAAAAGAACTCTATATCGATTCTGCTATGAAACGCGGTGAACATTTAGATGCTGCCCATGCTGGAGAAAAGGAGGAGAAGGTCGTAATCGAAACAAAAACAGTCTCATGGTCCCAATGGAAACAGATGAAGTCATAAATATTATGACAAAGTATAAATAACCTTTATGAAACAGTATAAAGATGTTTGAATATAAAATAGTAGAGAAGATGCAA